AGGTCGGCGGTGATGTCGGCGCCGGAACCCGGCGCCCAGTCCACCGCGGTGTAGGACACGTCCGCGGGGACGAACCGGCGGGCGTACCCCATCCCGGCGCCCCAGTCCTGGATGGTGCGGCAGCCGTCCGCCAGCCACCGGACCGAGCGGATGTAGGTCTCGTCGGAGTGCCCGTACCGCATCGGGGTGCCGCGGCCCTCGTACCAGGTCCAGCAGTCCCCGCTGTTCGCCGTCATGAGGGCCAGTGTAGAAAAACGCGGCGGCGCGGCGCAGCGCGGTGCCTCCCCGGAATCCGGCCGGCTAGCCGCTAGTGTCCCCGTGACGGGCCCGGGCAACAGGAGCGACTGCTTTGGCTACCTATGCGCTGCAGAGCCCGCCGCACGCCGGCGCGCAGCTGACATTCCCCGTCGTCCCCGCGTCCGGGGACCAGGTCACCCCCGGGCAGGGCATCGGGCTGCTGGTCATCAACCCGACCGGGAACGGGGCGGTGACCGTGTCGCTGCCGATGCCCGCCTCGGACGGGGTCACCGTCGGCCCGCGCGTCGTGACCTGCGCCGCTAGCTCGGCGAACCCGACGCTGATCCCGCTGCCGTCGTCGGTGTACGGGTCCGCGCCGATCGCCCTGACCTGGACCGGCACCCTGGCCAGCGTGCTGGTCGCGCTGATCACCATCCCGTAAGGAGCCGGCTGTGACGACCTACACCAACCAGGGGCCGGGCCACGCCGGCGCCGCGATCACCATGTCCGCGCCGTCGGGCACCGCGTCGGACTCGTGCCCGACCGGTGACCACTTCGGGCTGCTCGTCAACAACGCCGGGTCCGCGGCGATCACCGTGACCCTGCCCGTCTCCGCGACCTACGACGGGCTGGCCGTCGCGTCCCGGGTCGTGTCGGTGCCCGGCACCGCCGCGACCGGGTCGGCGCTGGGCGGGTGGGAGATGATCCCGGTGCCGTCGTCGGTGTACGGGATCGCCCCCGAGCCGGTGATCTTCTCCACCGTCACCAGCGTGACCTGCGCGTCGGTGCGGATCCCGTGACCCTCCTCGTCCACCCGGCCACCAAGGCGCAGATCGACGTCCGCCCGCAGGCGGTCGCGACCTGGCAGCGGTCCGGGTGGGCGGCCCCCGAAGACCTCGCGGCCGACGGGCCGGCCGCCAGCCAGCCGCCAGGAGGCGGCGACCCCGGTACCACCGAGCCCGCAGGAGTGACAGATGGCGCCCCCACCGCTTAACCCGACCAGGCGGTACTACCCGGCCGGGACCCGGAAGTGCTACTTCCTGGCGACCTGCGCGAACTACCTGGCGCCGACCCGGGCCGAGCTCAACGCCGGGGTGGACCTGTCCGGCGAGATGGAGTCGGTCACCGGGTTCTCCCTGACCAGCGCGATGGTCAACGTGCCCGACATGGGGTCGAGGTTCGTCTCCCAGATCCCCGGCGCGCTGGAGTCCTCGAAGAACGACATCACGTTCTACCAGGACCTCCAGTCGCAGGACGTCCGGCAGATCTTCGCGATCGGGGTCACCGGGTTCATCTGCATGCTGTGGGACGGCGACATCTCCGGCCGGCTGATGGACGTGTTCCCGGTGCAGGTCGCGTCGGTCGCGCCGGACCCGGCGGTCACCAAGGGCGCCACGCTCTCCGTCGACTTCGCGCCGTCCGCGGTCCCCGCGATCGGCGTGGTCATCCCCGCCGGGTAGCGCCGTGGCGACGCTGCGGACCACGATCACCGCGCTGCGGGTCTCCGGGTCGCACGAGAACATAACCCGGACGCTGCAGCGGGAGCTGCACGCCTCGCAGCGGCCGTTCGCCCCGCGGGTCCGGGCGGCGATCCTGAACACCCCCGCCTACGGCCCCAAGCACACCGGGCTGCGGGTCCGGATCGCGAAATGCGTCCAGACGTGGGTGGTGATCCGCGGCGACCTGGTCAGCGCCGGGGTGGAGGTCGACGCGTCGCGGATGCCGTCCGGGCAGAAGGCGCTGCCGCTGTACCTGGACGGCGCCAAGGCCCCGTGGCGGCACCCCCTGTTCGGGAACCGGGACCGGTGGTACTCCCAGGCGTCCCACCCGTACTTCGCCCGGGCGGTGGAGATGTACGGGCCGTTCGGCGGCCGCGCGGTGCAACGCGCCGCAGACGCCATAACCGCCGCGTTCGACCAGCAGGCCGGGTGAACCTGCCATGATGTGACCGGGCGGGCACCCGGCTTCACCAGCATGGAAGGGACGGGCCGGCATGCCGCTGCTCGGCAAGGACGCCATTTTCGCCGCCGAGGACATCGCCACCGAGCGGGTCGCCATCCCCGAGTGGGGCGGGGAGGTGATGGTCCGCGGGCTGACCGGCGCGCAGCGGGACGCGTGGGAGGCGTCCATGCGGGTCCAGCGCGGCAAGAAGGTCGAGATGGACATGACCAACTTCCGGGCCCGGCTGTGCGTGCTGTGCGTCGTCGACGAGACCGGGCAGCTGATCTTCCACGGCGGCGACGTCGACGCGCTGGCCGGGAAGTCCGGCGCGGCGCTGGACCGGATCTACGCCGCCGCCGCGCGGCTGTCCGGGATCTCCGACGAGGACGCCGAGGACCTGGCAAAAAATTCGAGGACGACGGATGGAGGGCCTTCCTCTTCGACCTAGCCGCGCAGCTGCACATGACGGTGGGGCAGCTGCTGGCCGGTGCCAGCTCCCGGGAGCTGACCGAATGGCAGGGCTACCACCTGTACCTGTCCAGGCGAGGACCATCCGGCGGGCGCAAGACAGTCAAGTGGCACGACGACTAACCCCGGGAGGGGGCCCGCCGGGTGGCGACCATCCAGATCATCCTCGAGGCGATCAACAACGCGTCGCGGACGTTCGAGGAGGTAGCCGGGTCGCTCGAGGCGGTCTCCGCCGCGCAGGACCAGACCGCCGAGTCGGCCCGGGCGCTGTCCGACGCGGAGCTCGCCGCCGCGAACGCCGCCGTCGGCGCGATCAGCGCGCTGACCGAGCTGCGCGCCTCGGCGAACGCCGCCGCCGAGGCGAACGTCAACGCGGCCATCGCGGCCGAGCAGCTCACCGTCGCCTCCGACAGCTCGGCCCGGTCGGCGTTCGCCGCCGCCACGTCCTACTCCCGGCTGACCGACGCCCAGCTGGCCGCCGCCCAGGCCGCCGTCAACGCCGGGGTGGCGTTCCGGGACGCCGACGGCGGGCTGGGCGACGTCATGCGGGACGCGGTGCTGGCCGCCGCCGGGATCCGGCAGCTGACCGACGCGGAGCTCGCCGCCGCATCCGGGGCGCTGCAGACCGCGCTGGCGGTCAGGACGCTGGACGCCGCCGAGGTCGACGCGGCGAACTCCACGGTGGCGTGGGCCGCGTCGCTGCGGGCCGCCGCGGCCGAAGAGGAGCGGCTGGCCGCGGTCACCGCGGTCACCGCGGCGGCTACGCGCGGGACGGCCGGCACGGCTGACGACGCCGCCGCCGCCGCCGGGAACGCCGCTCGCATGTTCCTGACATGGGGAGGCGCGGTCGGCGCGCTGAACAAGCCGATCTCGCTGTGGGGCGGTCTGCTCGACGGGATCCTCCCCAAGATGCTCACCCAGGTCAAGGTGTGGCACCTGCTCTCCGACGTGGTCATCGAGGTGGCCGCGGTGTGGGGGCCCGCCGCGGTCGCGGTCGGCGCGTGGGGCGTGGCCGCGTCCGACGCGGTCCAGGAGGTGCAGCGGCACCTGACCGACCTGCACACCGTCGCCGACGCGACCGGCTCCGTGATCGCGCCGATGACCGGGGACCTGGAGAAGCTCCACGACGCGGTCCGCCCGCAGGTGTACCAGATCTTCGGGGACGCCCTGACGGTGATCGCCAAGCGGGGCGGCGAGCTCAACCAGGTGATCATGCAGACCGGGCAGGTGCTGGACCAGCTCGCCGCCCGGGCCGCGCTGGCGGTCAAGTCGACCCAGTTCTCGGAGTTCCTGCACAGGTCGGTGCAGGACGTGCAGCTGCTCGGCACCGCGTTCGGGAACCTGTTCGGGATCCTCGGGAACCTGGTCCGGATGAACCAGGGGTGGGCGACGATCCTGCTGCAGGTCGGCACCGCGATACTCGGCGTGGCCGAGCATGTCACCGCGGCGCTGATCCCGCTGGGGCAGCTGCTGGTGCTGGGGCACGGGTTCGTGATCTGGGTCGGGCTGGCCGTCACCGCCGCGGTCAAGCTGGGGCAGCTGCTGCTCGGCTGGGGCACCTCGATCGCGGCGGCGGTCGGCGACTTCGCCGCGCTGATCGGCGCGATCCGCGACTACATCGCCGTGTTCGGGATCATGGACGCCCTGGCGCTGGTCAACCCGTTCGTGTGGGTCGGGCTGGCGGCCGCGGCGCTGGCCGGGCTGGTGTTCTGGCTGTCCAGGTCGAAGGACGCCACCCAGCAGTGGGGGGACTCGCTGCAGAAGTCGATCACCTCCGCGCAGACCCTCGCCCAGGGCGTGACGCTGCTGGCGGCCGGGCAGCAGCAGGCCTCCCAGCGGCTCGCCGCCGCGCAGCAGCAGCTGTCCGCCGCCACCGCGGACACCACCCGGCAGCAGGGCGTCGCCGCCCGCGGCCTGATCACCGTCAACACCGCGTACGCCGCCCAGTCCGCGAAGGTCACCGAGCTCACCGGCATCCAGAAGCAGCTGTCCGCCGAGCAGGACACCTACAACACCCGGCTGAACGACCTGGCCCGGCAGTACGGCGGGGTCACCAGCGCCCAGGGGCTGCTGGTCGCGTCGGGCGTGACGATGAAGCAGATGCTCGACGGGTCCGGCGCGGCGTGGGCGCAGATCCAGCAGCAGGTCGCCGCGACCGCCGCCGGGTACAAGGCGATGGGCGCCCAGTCCGGGGTCCTCGGCAACGACATGGCGGTGCTGGACAAGCAGGCCACCGACCAGGCTGCCGCGGTGCAGAAACTCAACCAGGCGTGGGATACCCAGACCGCCGCGATGACCGGCACCCAGTCGGCATTCGACACGGTCGGGCAGGGGTTCGAGACCCTGAAGAACAACAACCAGGCCGTCACCATCAGCCTGGGGAAGCTGAAGGAGAAGTTCGCCGAGACCAAGGCCGGGATCGACCAGCTGACCCCGGCCGGGGAGGCGCTGAACCAGGCGTTCGAGGCGCAGGTCGGGAACGTCAACTCCCTCGCCGACTCCTGGCGGCAGGCCGGGATCTCCCAGGACCAGCTGCAGCAGGGCATCAAGGACCAGATCGCGCTGCTGATCCCCTACGCCAAAGGGTCCCAGGAGGCCACCGCTCAGCTGGCCGGGCTGGCGCAGGAAGCCGGCTACGACGGGCCCGCCGCGATGAGCACCCTGGTGAAGTGGCTCGGGGACACCTCCGGCGGGCTGGCGCAGGTCAAGCAGATCGCGAACCAGGCCACCACCCAGGAGGCGCTGCTGACCCAGTCGATGCAGGCGCAGGGCAGCTTCATCGCCAACCAGCTGATCGGCGACATCAACCAGGCGATCCTGAAGTACGACGGGGTCAACACCGCCGCCGCCAACTACGGCCGGACGGTGGCCCAGTTCGGCTCCCAGTCCGCCCAGGCCAAGCAGGCGCAGGACCAGCTGACCGACTCGATCATCAAAAGCGGGCAGGCCGCCCACGACTCCACCGGGCAGATCGCCGCGATGATCGCGAAGGTCCTCGGGATCCCCCCGTCCGTCGCGCTGAAGATCGTGATGGACGGGGAGGGGAAGTTCTCCATCCAGCAGGCCCTCAACAGCGGGCAGAAGGTCCCCGGGATCACCGCCGGGATCCCGGCCGGGGTGAACTTCAACACCACCGCCAAGGGGTGGATGGT